GTAATCTTCTGACCTTCACGCACTTTGGTGTTGTTGAAAGTCTTAATGTATTCTCTAACAGTATCATTTGATGATATTCTATTAATAGCCAATGAATTGGTTTGTTTGAATAGTGAACCTACATTAGATAGAATAGAAGTAATTGATTTCGTTTCTTCTTCTGTGAATGATGCAGTACCAGATGCATCAGTAAAATATGCATCTCGGAACCAAACATCTTTGGTCGTTGTTAAATTCTTAATGTCGATGTTGAATGATGCCTTCATGTCAGCGAATGTTTTGCCTGTGTATGAAGTATGAAACACCACACCTAATTGTGCAGCCAACATAGATTTTGCAAGTTTAGATTCAGAAGGTACAGCATAGACTAATGTATTTGGTTGAAATGTAATGTAGTTTTCACCATCAAGTGTTTTTTGTGTTATATCACCTTTTGCAAACATCATATCACCTTGCAGAACACCTTTGATGCCAAGTTTTGGAAGATATCTTAGTGCAACTTTAAGTTTTACATTAAGACCCTCACCTGGATGATTCTTGTCAATATCAGCATCGGTGTAATTCAACTTTGCATTTGCATTGAACACACCTTTTGTACCAACAAAGAACTGACCATTGTCTGGATTAACACCACAAAAGATTGCAGGTGAACCATCCCATTTTGTTGTAACATTTACTTTTGATTGCGAATGACCGGCAAGCATATCTCTCAATGATTGTAAGAAGTTAATTGCATCACGACCACCTTGAACACCACGATTGAGAATCTCATCCTCAATATGTTCTAGGTGAAGGTTCGCACCTTCTTTTTTTGCTTCGGTTAAATATTCTCTGAATTTCATTAGTATATCTTTAAAAATGGTCCGTTTTTTCCGCCAAATTCTTTTTTGGCACCATAGTATAATGTTTTTAACCACTCATCCATCATACCTTTTTGTTCAATTAAAACCCAACAATATGCCCATCTCAAACCAATTAACTTAGATGAGAATCTTCCTGCGGAACTTCTAGTCTTTTCTTCGGCTATAATTGCGTTCTTAATTACTTCTTCGGGACCTGTTGTCTCTTTATTTCCCATTTTAACTTTTAAACCACCTAAGTCAATTGGTTTTCCTGCAACTTTATATTTCTGTAAACCTTTGATATATTCAATCCAATATTTAATATTCTCTTTTGTCCACTTACCTGGTGGGTCAATATTAGGGTCTTTAGATGCAGATGCAGGTCTTGGTAAATTTGCTTTACGCAAAAACGAATCAAGTGCTTCTGAAGATACTTTTCCTAATTTTGCACCACCAGAACGACCTTTAGGTGTTAAATCTGTTTGCACTAAATTTCGTGCAACTGAATACTGGAAGTTACGAGCCTGTCCGTGAATTTCTTCTTCACCAACTTTAAAATCAAATGCAAATTCACCTGTATCAAATTCATTATCATTCTTATGTCCAAAATCCAATAAACATTTTACTGAACCTGGCACAACTTTAAAATCTAGTGACTTACCTTTACCACCTGCATTTGCAGGTTCTGCTTTGGCCGCTTGTGTAGATTTCTTAATAGCCTTTAAAGATACGGGTAACATGTCTAAATTTGCCATACAAACTCGCATGTAATCATTCAATGCTAAAAGGTTTGCATCTTTATCTGGACTAGATGTTAGTGAAGTAATCTTCTTTTCAATCTCTGTTCTTTTTCTTGCTTTAACCATGTAAATATCGGCAGGATCCCAACGGTCTTTAACTGATACTCCACATTTTGATTTTGCAACACCTTCAATCCAAGGCATAAATCCATCGTCACGGGAGTATTCATAACCTTTCTCACGACCAATATACTTCTTCAATGCCATGGCTTGTTTAGCATAAGAATCCATCCAATCATTATTGACATTTGAATAAACTTTTTTTACTGCTTTTGACAATTCTGCAAAATCTTTCTGAGGGTCTTTATTCTTTTCGATAATTAATTCGAAATAGACTCTTGACCCATTTTCCTGTTTAGCAGTTTCTATCGCATTACCGGCCATTTAATACTCCATATGTTTAATGAAGTATTTATACTAACAGGATTACCTGATAATGTCAAGTTCTTTTTCGCCTGTCCAAACTTCTATCTCGGAGCGTAGCCTGTTCTCAGACTTGAGTGTATCATATCTGGTCGTTGATTTCTTCTTCCACCACTCTATAATCGATTCCAAATGAAACTTATCATAGTTCTCCTTGTCTGGAATTAACTTGTCTGTTCTTCCCATAACAACATCGGTAAAGTTACTGTATCCATAGTTTGAGGCATAGTATCGTTTCTTTTCTGTCAACGACAAGGCGTTCTCAATAGTCTTTGCAAACTTTTCACCTTCTGGTGTGCCTTTGAGTGCCGCTTTAGTCATTGCAATAATCGTATTTGAAATCTTCATCTTGCGAGAAGAGGCATCTTCTGGTACAAAAACACCAATTGCAGTTTCAACATACTGTTTCAAATCTTCATATGGTTTGCCATGCATCATTGGAATGAAATTACTATCTGTTAGACCTTTGAATCTGAGGTAAGGTTTCATGCCATCATATTGTGATGATGACTTAGAACTACCATATAATGAAGTTGTCTCAAATAAACAAGTATTCATCTTATACTTTTTGTTCAACATTTCTTTAATCTCATGTGAACAACAGATAGCGGCAAGCAACTTACCACCAAGGTAGTTGAAACCAAATGGTTGACTTGGCACAATCACAAAACCCATAATAGATGTGTGATTAAATGCCTTAGATGATTCTGGTGTTTGTGTAAAAACACCTTCTAACATTTCATTGCGTGGTTTCATATTAATCACAGGAGAACCTAGACGAATGAAACCAACCCACTTCTTAGTTTTCTTTTCTAATACTGCCAATCGTAAACAACGACCGGGAATACTGGTCATGTTAGAGTGACTTGAAATCATATTCAGATAAATGTCCCAAGTATCTTGCGGCAGTTCAACCAATTCAAAGTCCATATCTTTTGGATGAATACTGAAATCACTAAACAAATCATCTTCAGGTCCCATGCCAAACAAGGCAGTAGGTCTTTCTGAAAGACTATTCAGTTTTTGGTCACGAATGTAGTCATCGATTCTTTCGAACCTATCAAAGTAATCTGAGAATACTTTTGCACAATGTATGGCTTGTTCTTTCGACAAACTCATACTTTTAAGTCTCCAAACTTATTGTTCAATTTTCGTTCTCGATTACCAAATGTGTTTAATGGTTGTGTGTCATCATCGTGACCTTTGTCAATGATTTCATCTTGTGCAGATTGTTCGGCATCATACAGTCTCATCTTTGCACGGTCAATGCCGACAACAAATCGTTTGTAATAATTTGGGTCACTATAACGATTCTTCAATTGTTTAATTAGAATCTGATTCAAACCTTCAAGTTCTTCATTCGTTACAAGAGCAAACATAAAGTCGGCAGTTGCAGGCAAACCAAAAGATTCTGAAGTATCTTCAAGACCAGGATCCGAATTACTGAAACCAGACCTTGTTGTTTGTGTTGCAGAAACAACAGGTAAACTAAACTCAACGGCAAGACCACGGAGTTCTTCTGCAATAGATTTAATATAGGTGTAACTGTTTACATTACCACCTGGTTTAATACGAGCAGAGGCACAGATATTCAAGTAATCAATAAAAATGATTTGTGGTTTAAAATTCTTCTTCAAGTGCAATTCATTCAACAAGGCACGGAAGTGTAATGTCGAAGCAGAAGCAGTTGGATATTCTTTGATGATTAGTTTACCATGTGTCTTTGATTTTAATGATTCAAACTTTCTTTCATAATCATCTTTACTGATTGTATGAAGTTCATTTAAATCGATATTCAATAAGTTGGCATCGATACGCTCAGCGATTCTTTCCTCTGCCATTTCCATTGTGATATACAATACATTATGACCCTGAGATAAACAACCTGCGGCCACATGGCACATGAATAATGATTTACCAACACCAGTACCTGCAAGTGCAATGTTCAATGTCTTTGTTGGCAGACCGCCTTTAGTAATCTTGTTTAGAATATCAATATCAAAACGGATACGAGATTCTACTTTGTGATAGAAATCATAACGAGATTCAAAGTCTTGTGTGTAATCGTGACCAACATTACTATCAAAAGAAACACCAAGTGCATCTGCAAGAAGTTGTGGAATCTCACCTTTAGCTTTCTTGCCATCTTTGTCATCTAGGATGCCAACAGATTCCATGATTGCATTGTAGATTGCTTTGTCTTGGCAAAACTTTTCAGTCTGCTCAGTCAACCATGCCATTTCAGGCACATCATCTTTTTCTTGTGTGATTTCTTTGAGTAATTCAACCGAATCTCTTACTTGCGGTTCAGTAAGATTTCTTTTTTCGGTGATATTGATTACAAGTGCTTCGTGTGTGGGAAGGTTTTTGTATTTATTTACAAACTCAAATACTTCTTTGAACACCAACTTTTCAGCTGGGTCAGAGAAGTATTCTGCTTTTATGAAAGGTAAAACTTTTCGTGTAAATGCCTCATTATACACTAAATTTTTGAGGATTGTTTTTTCCAGTCTGTTCATTATCTAATTTCTTCATTAATACTTCTGTTAAAATCTCACCCATAATTGTAACAAAATTTGCATCTTTATGCAACTCTGTTAGTGTATATTTACCTGGATGAATGATTGAATATCCGAATTGTAATCTACCAAATTCGCCTTCTTCAACAACTCTTGCTTCTTGGTAATGATAAAGAACACCTTCATACTCACCTTGCAGTATTTCTACACCTGTTGCCTGGCGATTATCGATTGATTCATAATCAAACAACCGATAATCTTTAAACTCTTTAAGCATCCTCGGGTTCTTCTTCCAAAACTGGATTTTCTCCCATAATGTTGCCATATGCGATACCATATTTTGCATTTACGAATTCCTTAAACGATTCGTTTTTAAGTAAAGGTTGCCAAAATTCATCCGTTTGTGTGGCATCGAAACGAACTTTGTCACCAATCTCTCCAGTTTTCTGGTCAATCTTTGCATACCAACCTGGTGAAGGTTTAGATACAAACTTACCTTCAATCGCAATATCGACCAAACCAGAATACTTTTGAATACCGCCATCGAAGGAGACCGCAATAGGAATTTTAGATTTCTCTTTAACATAACGAGATTTCTCCACATTAATGATGAAGTTGTAACCTACAATCTCTGTGCCATCTTTCTCTTGTTGACGACCTAGAATGTAGATGTTGTCAGCAGAGTAGTATGAACCTGTACCGCCACCAACGATATCTTTCGGGAACATACCAATCTCTTTGTAAGTATGATTCACAACAACCATCGGGATATCTTTCAAGTTGAGGTGAGGTGTCACCATTCTAAACAATGATTTAACTTGTTTAGCACGGCTCATATCTGCAACAGATTTACCTTCAAGTGCATCTTCTACTTCTTTCTTAGATGCTAGATTACCAATAGAGTCTAAAATGATGACGAGTTTATCGCCACGATTCACATCTTGAAGCTGTTGCATTATATCGAACTTCAACTGCTCAATGTCAGTCAAAGGTGTGTGTAGAACTCTGTCCATGTCAATCTGAAATGTTTCAAAGTATTTGACAGGTGTTCCAAATTCTGAATCATAGAACAATAACACCGCTTCAGGGTATTTGTCCATGTAGGCCTTTGCCATTAACAAACTAAAGGCAGTCTTAAAGTGTTTCGATGGTCCTGCCCACATCGTAAGACCTGGAATAATACCACCATCTAGTTTGCCACTTAGTGCAACATTAATCATTGGCACATCAGTTGGCACCATATCTTTTTCGGTAAAGAATTTTGATTTAGATAGAATCGCACTATCTTTAATCGTTGTGTTCTTTTTCAATTTATCAAGTAAACTCATTTTAAATCTCCATCCATTTTTGCAATTTGGTCTTTCGGTATGTGTTCTAAGTTATCATCCTTAAAGAAGGATTCTAAACTAGGACTGCCAGCGTTGTCAACCTTTTTTGGTTTCTTTGCCTTTTTAATTGGCAATGCGGGTTCGGGTTCTCTGTATTTACGGAGTGTTTGTTGTGAGGCAATCAGTAACAATATGGCAAGTGGGTCAAACACCACGATGATAATAAAAATAACCGTTCTTACTGCTTTATCTATGAAACTTGGATCATCTTTTGAGTAGAAAGCCTCGGCGATATACTTGATTGGCCCAATTTCTGCCGCTAACTTATTTTCTTCACTTAGTAGAGGTAGTTTTTCATTAGCAAGTCTTTTTAATTCTGCCTGTGTTTCTTGTATTTGATTGTCAATCTTTTTTGTTGCAGTAGCAGGGTCACCTGCTCTTTGTAAAAGGTATGTCAATCGTTCTTTTGCAATCTTCTCTTGTGTCTCTAATGTTTTTATTTGAACACTATTTGCACCGATAACGATGTTTGAATCGAGGTGTGCTTTAGAAAGGTATCCAAAGATACCCATAGAAGTAATC